TAATGGAGCGTTTGGATTAAGACCGTTAAAAAAATTAGGTCAAAATACAAACAGCACTGGTACAACAGAATATAGAATAGCCGCAGGAAACACTAATAAACTGTATCAAGGGCAAGCAGTTATTCCTTTAGCTACAGGTTTTATCGATCAGTTGCAGGCAGCAGCAGGTGGTAATGTTCCTATATTAGGTGTTTTTTACGGTTGTGAATATGTTTCAAGTACCACTGGAGAAACTATTTTCTCAAACACTTGGCAAGGATCAGGAGCAGACACTAATCATCCAGTGAAAGCTTTTGTATATGATGATCCAAGTCAACTTTTTGTTATCGCTGGCGATGCTGGTGGAACAAGTTTTGATACTGAATCAGAAATAAGAGCAGGAGTATTTTCTAATGTTCAATTCGCTAGTGGTAATAGTGGAAGTGATACAACAGGTATTTCTTCTGCCGTTGCAGACTTGAGCACTATTGCTACTACTGCAACTTTTCCTTTGCGTATTGTGGGTATTCAGGATGATCCTGAAAACTCAGATTTTACTGTAGCAGGTATTCCTTTGATTGTGCGTATTAACGCTCACTTCAATGCACCTGTAAGCAGTTTCGATTCGCAAACAACCGCTAACTCAACTGGTATATAAGGAGATTAAACTATGGCGATATCTAGAGCACAATTAGCTAAAGAGCTAGAACCTGGTCTTAATGCCTTATTTGGCCTTGAGTATCAGAGATATGAACAAGAGCACGCTGAAATCTATGACACAGAAAATTCTGAGAGAGCTTTCGAAGAAGAAGTAATGTTATCAGGTTTTGGTTCTGCTCCAGTAAAAAGTGAAGGTGCGGCAGTTGCATTTGACGATGCAAATGAAGCTTTTACCGCAAGGTATAACCACGAAACCATTGCTTTGGCTTTCTCAATTACTGAAGAAGCTATCGAAGACAATCTGTATGACAGACTATCTTCAAGATACACAAAAGCATTGGCTAGAAGTATGGCTAATACTAAGCAAGTAAAAGCAGCATCTGTTTTAAACAACGCTTTCGATGCAACAGTAACAGGTGGTGACGGTGTGTCCCTTTGTAATGCTTCACACCCATTAACAAATGGTAGCACTTTTAGAAACCAACCTAGCACTGCTGCGGACTTAAACGAAACAAGTTTGGAGAATGCCTTAATTGACATTTCTGGTTTCGTTGACGAGCGTGGTTTAAGAGTTTCTGTACGTGGAACTAAACTAATTATTCCATCAAACCTACAGTTTATAGCTGATAGAATATTAGAGTCTACACTAAGACCAGGAACTGCCGACAATGACATAAACGCAGTAAGAAATATGGGAATGCTTCCTGAAGGTTATGTCGTCAACCATTACTTACTAGACACTGATGCATTTTTCATTAAGACTGATGCACCAAGAGGTTTCTTACATTTCGAAAGAATGCCTATGTCTACTAAGATGGAAGGTGACTTTGACACAGGAAATATGAGATTTAAAGCAAGAGAAAGATATTCTTTTGGTTTCTCAGACCCAAGATGTGTTTTTGGCTCACAAGGAGCTTAATCTAGGATTTAACTTGCCCTATGGACTGACCTAGCAGACGCTTATACGACCATAGGGCAAAAAACTTTATAAGAGGTAAATTATGGCAACAACAACTTTTAACGGTCCAGTTAGATCCGAAAACGGATTTCAGACTGTTTCAAAAAACGCAACTACTGGTGCAATTACAGTAACTAGTGGAGATAAAATGGCAGTAGAAGCTACTGGTGGTGCAGGTATCGAAGGCACAGCAGAAGTTTATGTAACTCAAGTAAACAGACTAAAAAGTGATGTAGATACAAATGTTAATATTGTTAAAACTACAATTATGATTGATTTAACTGGTCTTAAAGATGGTGGAACTGCTGGTGACATTATCGGAAAAGATGGATCTGGTGTAGCTTTTATTGGTCAAGTAACAACTGCTAACCAAGGAACTGTTTTTGGAGTAACAATGACTTGTGTTGAAACACCTGCTGGTGGTAGTACAGACATTGATTTGTTTTCAGCAACTGAAGGCACTGGTGTTAATGACACAGCTATCGGTGATTTAACAGAAACTCAAATTATCAATGCTGGTGCAGCATCAGCTGGAACTGTAGTTGCTGGTGGCGACATAGCAGCAGATCAGTTTTTGTATTTAGTTAGTCAGGGCACAGGTGATGCAACTTATACAGCTGGGCGTTTCTTAATAGAAATTACTGGCTTTGATGCAGCTAGTTAATAGGAGAGCATAATGGCCGATACAAATACTAATACCACTATTATAGATGGTGATAAAAAAGTTGTTCAGTCATTTGTTCATACTTATGTGGATACTGGTGAGGGCACTGCCGTCAAAAAAATTGATGTTAGTGCTCTTGCTACAAACACAAGAGGTCAAGCTTGTACAAATGTGAGAATAACAAAAATAAAATTTTCAACTGTTGGTTGCTCTGTTAAAATATTAGGAAATGCAACTACCGATGTTTTACTAGTTCAACTTCCCACAGACTATCAAGGAGAATTTGATTTTACTAGTTTTGGTGGTATACCTAATACTGCTACAGGAACTGCTGGAGCAGATGGAGATATTTACTTTCAGACTCACGGTGAAGGAGCAAACGATACATATACTGTTATAATTGAAGCAATTAAGGAGTACTAATGACTACGTCAGGAAGTTCAGATTTTAATCTGGATATAGCAGAAGTTGCAGAAGAAGCTTTTGAAAGATGTGGTTTAGAGTTACGAACAGGTTATGACGCTAGAACTGCTAGAAGATCTTTAAATCTTTTATTTGCAGAATGGGCAAACAGAGGTTTAAACCTTTGGACTGTTGAAAAAATAACTCAAACGGTTGCAAGATTATCAGCATCTTCTTCTGTAGATACCTATCCTATTGGAACAATAACAATGACTGTAGCAGCTTCTGCAAACTTTACTGTAGGAGAAACAATAACAGGTGGCACAAGTAATGCTACTGCTAGTGTAATTACAAAACCGACTGCTACTACAATGACTATTACTGTTCCTGTAGGAACATTTTCTGCAAGTGAAACTTTAACTGGTTCTAGTAGCAGTGCTACCACTACACTTTCTTCTGCAATATCTTTAGAAACTATTCAATCTACCGTTGATGTATTAGAGGTATCTGTTCGAAGAAGCGGCTCTGATACTATTTTAACTAGATTAAGTAGAGGAGATTATTTAGCTATTGCTAATAAAGATACACAAGGCAGACCAACGCAATACTTTGTGGATAGACAAATAACTCCTACAATAACTTTTTGGCCTATGCCTGAAAATTCTACAGATCAAATAATATATTACAGGGTGAGAAGAATAGAAGATGCAGACACTTCTGTTAATACTGGTGATATACCTTTTAGATTTTTACCTTGTATGGTAGCAGGACTTGCTTACTACTTAGCTGTTAAAAGAGCGCCTAATAGAATAGGTGTGTTAAAAGATATTTACGAAGAAGAGTTTCAAAGAGCCGCCTCCGAAGACGGAGAAAGAACAAGTCTTAGATTGGTTCCTTCTTATTCATCATTGAGAGTGACATAATGGGAAGATACGCCTCAGGAAAATATGCTTTAGGTATCTCTGATAGATCTGGTAGAGCTTATAAACTAAGAGATATGATACAAGAGTGGAATGGTTTGTTAGTAGGTAAAGATGAATACGAGCCTAAACAGCCACAAATACAACCAAGAAAAATAAAACCAGATCCCGAAGCTTTAAGAATTAGTAGAGCAGATAGAGTAGAGCCTATATCTCAAGTTATTTTAAATCCTAATTCATTTACTTCTGGAGATGCAGGCAGTACAACAATTACAGTTTTAGAGCCTGGACATAATAGAACAACAGGAGATATTGTTCGTTTTAGAGAGTGTCAAGGTTTTGATGGATTTACAAAATCTATGTTAGAAACAAGCACAGGTTTTACAATTACCGTTATTGCACCAACAGGTACTTTAGTAACTTCTGACTCTTACACTTTTACTGCTACAGGTGGCGAAACTGCTACTACTGGAAACACAAAAGGTGGAGGAGATAACGCTACCGCAGGTCCTGTTGACGATCCTCATTTAACAAGTTATCCTATAGATTAATACTATGGCATATACATTTACAACATTAAAAACAGCAATACAAGATTACACACAAAATACAGAAACTACTTTTGTTAATCAGTTGCCAAGATTTATATTAAACGCAGAAGAGAGAATATTAAAAGAGTGCGAGCTATCTGTATTTAGAAAATATGTTTTAGGTTCTGCTAGTTCCTCTAATAAGTTTTTAGTAAAACCCACAGATTTTTTATCACCTTTTTCATTGAGTGTAATTAATAGTGATAACAATGAATTTTTATTATACAAACACGTAACGTTTGTTCAAGACTATACTCCTAATCCTGCTACTACAGGAGTACCTTTATACTATGCAT